TCTTGCCGTAGGTAACAGCTAAATCAGCGATCTGAGTGGTGCCTACCGCTCCAGCCGTGATGGTGGTGCTAAAAGTCCCGGTGCCACCGCCTGTGACAGCACCAGTCAACGTGATCGTTTGGTCGCCAGTATTGGTGCCGCTACTTGTACCGCTGAAGCTAGATCCATTAACCCACGTGCCTGTGGCAACAGCAAGGTTTCCGAGACCCAAGGTGGTGCGCTGGTCCGCTGCTGTTGCATCAGCAAGCAGATCTCGGCCTGCAGCCGTACACTGAATTTCTTGAACAGTGCCCGCACCAGTGATCCTGCCTAGCAGAATGTCGCCACTGGAGATGTCTTGGATCTTGGCGTAGGTAATTGCGTCGTCAACTACGTTCGCCGTTTCAATAACATTGTTAGCAATTGTTGTAGCGAAAGATCCCGTTCCAGTGCCGGTAACATCGCCGGTTAGCGTAATTGTTTGGTCACCAGTGTTGGTGCCAGAACTGGTGCCGCTAAAACTAGAACCGTTGACCCACGTGCCAGTAGCAACAGCAAGGTCGCCTAAGCCCAGCGTGGTACGTTGGGCAGCGGCATCAGCATCGTCTAAAAGCGCAAAACCTGCAGAAGTACACGTAATCTCTTCAACTACACCTGTAGCAAGAGACGAACGGCCCAGCAGCGTACTGGTTGGGATGTTCTGAAACTTTGCGTAGCTAACGGCATCATCAGCCAGCTCTGTTGTGTCAACAACACCTGCCGAGATTGTTGTCGCAAACGTACCAGTGCCCGTACCAGTGACATCACCTGTCAAAGTGATGGTTTGATCGCCTGTATTTGTGCCGGAACTGGTGCCGCTAAATGTGCCGCTTTGCGTGGCTAGCGTGCCAAGGCCAAGCGTGGTACGTTGTGCCGCAACATCGGCATCGTCAAGTAGCGCACGGCCTGCTGATGTGCAGGTAATTTCTTCAACTGAGCCGGTGCCTGCCGTAACACGGCCCAGCAACACATTCGTGTTGATATTTTGGATCTTGGCGAATGTGATCGCGTCGTTAGCGACCTTTCCTGTCTCTACAGCCAGATCAGCCAGTTGGACTGTGCCGATTGCTCCAGTGCCGACCGTGCTACCAGAAATCTTTGCCGCCGGAATGGTGGCGTTATCAACCAGATCAAAGCCGCCTTCCAGCAGCTCCTTAACCGTGATCTTCTTGGTCTCTGCTGCCGACAGGTCAGCAACCGCAATCGGGTCGGCGGCTTGTAGCGATGCTCCTGCCAAGACGGGCAGATTTGAAATCTCAAGATCTGGCAAGGTTTTGCCTCCCTACGTCGTGGAGCTGTATAGGTGTATTCTAATCTTCCAGAAGCAAACGGCTTCCGTCTTCCTGTAGCAGGTAGTTTCCGTCTTCCTGTAGCAAATAAGCCGGTGGCCTGCCTTGCTTCAGTACGATCTGATCAGATGTAACAAAGTCGATTCGTGTTTCGATCGCGCCCTCGTTTGATACAGAAACAGCGACATTGGTAACGACGCATTTGGCTTCGTACCAGACGCTTTCTGGTTGGCCTGTGCTTCCGGCAAAGATAAAAAAGCGTCCGTTAAAATCTGCACCCTGTTGCACCCGGACAACCAAACGCGCCAGGTATGACGGGAACTCCGTTTGGCCAGTGCCAATGATTGACGTGTTGCTTTCCCAAAAGCAGTTGAGTGTTCCTTGGCCGGAAATCAAGCCCTGCTCAAACTGGTTGCGGAACTCATTACCAAGAGATGTAAGGTCTACCGTGTCGCGGCTGGTGGTTAGCTCAAAATTCCGTATCTTCGCCATAAAGCGATAACGGTCATTCTTGGTTTGTAGCGTGATATTTTGCGCTGCACTAGGTGCAACTAAAACTACGGCCTCATCTTGTTTCCCAGAAAGTGAAAGCTGAAACCTGTCGTAGAGGCGGATGCCGCCAGCTTCGTCAATGTGGATATACCACGCTCCATCGGGGTAGGCGTGGCCGGATACTAACTGGAGCGTTGAGCCGTCAACGGTAGCGATTTCTACTTTGTCGCCTGTGACCAAGGCGGCAACATTGAAGTCAACAGCAAAACGACGTCGAGATACATTGACATCACTGGGATCCAGTGTTGTCTCCAGCGGGGCATCTGTTGAGTCGCGGTCTAACTCAACGGAACCCGTGTACCCGAGATAAACCGACATCAGAGCGTTTCTGCTTTAGCGTGACCGCTGACCTCAAACGTCACATCAACAGAGAACACCTCACCAACTGCCATGCTCATGCTGACGCCAGTGATCCAGGCATACACTTCGATGTACTTGGTGGAGTTGACGTTCAGCTTGAAAAGTACGCTGCTTGACTGGGTAGCTTGACCGTCTTCGCTGTTGGTCGCACCAGATTTAATAATGTTATTGATAAAATCGCTTGCATCGCCATTGGAGTGATAGAACACACGGCAACTACCGCTCATGCTGCGAACGCCGTTGATCAATGTCCGGTCAGTGTCCTCAAGGCTGGTGGTTTCCAGCACTGCCTGTGACGCATTCAGCGACCAGTTCTGGACCTTGCCGACTTTGCTGCCGTTCAGATAAAGCTGACCGTCGAGACCGCTGTAAAACGCCATGATGCGTCACTGTACGTTAATCACATTCTAGACCCCATCCAGGAATCCTGTAAACCTACAGGTCACCGTGCTGACTCCTGGATAAACACTCTCCACTTGGGGTGGTTCGGCGTAGCGCCATGTCAAACCTGTACCAGATTCACTTACTTGGGTTTTGAGCGTAAACCCAAGCCCGGCCAAGCCTGTAACGCTGCTAAAAGTTACGTTGGCAAAAGTTGCCATGCGTTCTTCATAATGATTCACAATGCTTGCGGCGTCAGTGTCGCTGATGTTTGCAAACGTAAGGTTTAACTCTGCGTTGTACGCCTTATGGCCGTACCGGATGGTAGTCGTGGCACCATTAAGCGCCTCAAATTGAATCTGGGCAAACTTGCCGGGCCGATAGCTGCGGCTTGTCGGTTTTACGTTTGGGAAACTTGCCGCCACAGCCGTACCATTGCTGAACTTAGTTTAGGCTAGATCGACGACGAACCCTTGGTTGTCCATAATTGCCAAAGCGCCGCTGCTTGTCAGTGGGACGTGGCTGCCGGTAAGTTCCACCAAACCATCCTCTGCATAAGTCAGGGACTCGACCTTGTAAATTCGATCCTCAGTTGTGGAGTTTCTCAAGGTGTAGACAATTCCCCTTGGGCTAGCAGTATTCCCAGAAACCCTTAAAGTTCCAGGCTGAACACCAGTTGTTCCTGGCGTCCAATAATAAATCGAGTGACTGCCGTTGCTTAACGGTGTTGTGCTGGTAATTACGCCATTGTCACTGACCGCACCATTGTTGAACCGGCTGGTATGCGTCGCCTCGCTAACCAAGCGGAAATACTGACCAGGGATAAGCCCCATTGCCATCTCTGGTGTCGTTTGGAACGTGACGCTATGCGTTACCAGCGTTCGCGTGCGGATCGCTACCTGAGCAAACGTAACAGGGTGGCTGGGGTAATCGCCAGGCTTGACAGTGCAGAACTGCGTCATGTCGAAGGTTTCCTCTGGGTCGCCTTCGCTTGCGCTGCCTTCTTCTAGGTAGTACTGAGGACCCATGGGGTTCAAAGACACCGTTACAGCGCGAGTTTCAGGGAAACCGTTCTCAGTGTCTTCGCGGTACAAGCACACCGCCTTGAAAGGCTTGCGCTCTTCAGGATCAAAAAATACAACCTTGAGATCACGGATATTGCCGTCTGTAAAAAGCGCAGAAATCGGCGGCTTTCCAGCTCGATTGATCGTGTTATTGCCGTTCAAGATAGGGGTTGGGCGCAACGAAAACTTACCGCCGATAATTGTAAAGTCGAGCAAACAGTAAGCGGCGTTTTCAAAGATCCACTCGCGTAAGTTTATTTTGTCTGTCAAAACGCCGTTCCAGGTAAACTTGTTTGCGCTGCAATAATTGGCTGCGTTTCTCATTGCAATGGTATCGACTTGGCTTGTGCCGATGAGTTTGCCCGCGCCAAATGTGTCATCGGTTAGCAGCGCATAAACGATCTCCGGGAGAAGGTTGGTTGGCCCTGTAGACCCGCTTGGCTTTGCTACATTTACCCCATACTTCATGAAAGCTGATAGTTCAGATAGTGAGGACCACTCCTTGTCAGACCAAAGGTTTAAAGCCGCGATGGCAAGGTTGTCGTACTGCGGCCCACTACTGCCATATATTGGGAGATAAACCCCAAAACTTGTTTGGTTGTTGTAAATAACCTCATTGACATAAACAACCTCATGTTCGGGGCTAGACGAATGGCTGGAGCCTTCGCCGTCATACTTGATGTAATCAGCTAATGCGTCAAAGGGGTTCAAACTTCTAGAAAGGTCACTCGTGTTCTCGCCAATAACCCATTCTTTGTTGTAGAACGTGCTAGGGGCAGTGTTAACAAGACTGGCCGAGAAATAAAGGCGAAACTCGCCGTCTCCTGGAGCGCCAGGGACATTAACTGCAATTCCTGCGTTTCGCGCACTTGGGCGCAATTGCCAAATGTTGTTGTTGCTATTTACCCAAAATCTATAAATGCTGTTACCTGACACTGGCGCAAGCCTAAATTCGTACTGTCCAAGCGGGTGTTCGACAAAGAGATAGTTGTACTGATCCTGGGGAGTGTTGCCTTTAATGCAAAAGATATTATTCACGCCTGTCAGATTGGTCCACGATGCTGCGCCACGCATACGCGCTTGAAGCGCAAAGAATGAATAACGAGTAATGTATTTGTTGATTCGCCCGAGTGTAATGTTTCCACCTTCTTCCTCGAAATCTGTAATCGTGCTATCTGCTGGCTGAGTGTTGACGTTGGCAAAACTTATTTGCTTCCATACATTGCTGCGAATGCCGATCTCGGTAATGTTGCACGGGCGGCTGTTTGAGATGGTCGCTGTGGCAACGCGCTGTACAGTCAAGTTTTCATACACGTTATCTTTGTTGCTGGTGCTTTTAATGTCTATGTTATTGCCGGGCGACGATTCCGATACGGTAAACGTGTAGGTCTTAGGGGTGTTTAGGTCGAACGGGTCCTCGGTGTTAATAGCTGTGCATGTCGTAAGTGTCGAGCCAACCAAGTAAGAACTGCCAATGCCGATCTCCGAATCAATCTCAACTCTTCTGGTCTCTTGTGACTGCTGAATGTCTACATTTCCCCAGTCGCCAAAGTTATCATTATCGTAAATGTCAGTTGTTATTTGGTAAGCAATGGTTGCGCCTTTCTGTGTGATGTTGCCGGTTACGCCAGTAATTGCCGCTCCAATTTGATAATACCCCCTTTGCTTGCGCCGCTTTTCTCTAGCCCTTGCCTTTACATCCTTGCCTTGTCCGTCAGGAATGATGACAAGTTCATAGGGGATTTGAAATGCCATGCCATTCGGCATTGGCGCATACGCTCCAAACTGCGTCTGACTGGACGGTGTGCGTGTTCCGCAAAAATCAGGACTAGCGCCTACGTTGGGACGAAAAATTTCAAAACCGTTGCCTGGAACTCGTGTTTTTGTGCTGACTGTATTTGGGTATTGCCCCATGCCTGTGCTGGTAGACAATAAGTTGCTTCTTGGTCTGCCACCATTCGTGCCAAAGATCAACCTCAGCTTGTCTGCTGGGTAGGACGTAATCAGGGAATCACCAATCGCAAAACCTTCAAACTCTGGGCGAGCCGCTAACGGTCCACTGGAAAACAGATAGATACCCTCAAACTGCTGGGTAGTGCCCCAACTGGTCATACGTGACCACAACAGGTTCGAGGACACGCGCACGCCGCCGCCGCCGTTGTTGTAGTTTGCAAAGACGATCGGGATAGTCTCTCCCAGCGATGCAACAGATTGAACAGTGTTAAAACCCGCTTGGGTCGCAAAGCGCTTTGGACCTGTTGCGTCTGCTGTTTTAAGCTGCGGTGGTGCTTTCCTTTGTTCCGGTGAGCGCGGCTTTGGCTGAAGCAGCACGCTAACCGCAGTAAGCGCAATTCCGATCGCAAGATTGATTAAGACAGCCGACGCAACAGGTCCACAACGAATATCCGGGATCAGTTCATAGCCTTCGCGGCGCTCGCCATTACGCGCTAGTGCTAAATCACAAAACATCCAATAATCTGCCTCGGTAATTCCGAGGGCTTGGCACATCTCTACTTCCGCTGGCAGTAAAGCGCGTGGACCTGCAAAGCCCCGCACGGGCTCCATTTCACCACCGACCCTGCGTAATGAATCCATCCGTTTAGATACCAAGTGGCGAGCCCATACCCTGCATTGGCCTGGCATAGGGCTACTACTCCGCAGTCTAATAGATCTGTCTTATCGCCCCATCGTTCCAGCTCTTCGCGAAACACCGCAGTGTCACCGCGCTTTAGTCGCCTGTACCACTGCCGCTGCGGTTCTGGTGTTGTAATACCGTAGTAGGCCAAAACAGAGCGAGCCAGGCTCAAGCAGTCGCCTGTGCCGTGTTGCTCAAAGTTAGAGCCCAGCCTGTAACGCTTGCCTATCAGCTGGTGCGGGATCACAGATTCCGAACTGAGCCGGTTGTTGGCAGGGCACCCACAAGTTTGCGGGTCAGCACCCGTGTTGGAGCTTGCGTTCCAATCGCATCGAGACTACTGGACAGGACAAGCTCCACTGTTTCGGGATCGTAGGAAAAACTAGACACCAGCCAAACTTCTTCTGTCAAAAGCCGCAAGCGGCTGCTATATGTACTTGGGCTCATCAGCCAATTTTGCACGGTAACGGTCGCGTAATTAGTGACCAGTTGGTTAGCGATGTTCATCGCTAAAGTGTTGTTCGCTAATATTAAAGCCGCTTGCAGGTTGTCGCCGCTGCGGCTTTTCGCTGCACCTTGGTAAATAAACGACAAGTATTGATACCCGCTGACAGACGATCCAACCTTGCCGTTCTGGTAGTCACCGTAAGGGGTGTCAACAAAGGTGGCGATGGCTTGCAGTGACATCAGACTCCGACGCGGGAACGGGTGGATCGGTTGTTTTTCAGGCTACTCATGGTGCGATTGAAGCCACCGTCTGCACCCCGCTTGGCTGCTTGGGCAACACCAGCGCGGAACTGATCCTCGGTAACAAACCTCATGCCGTTGATGTCCGTCACGTTGTAGTTGACTGAGATCGAACCACCGCGAGCATTGCCGCTGCTGTAACGATCCATCGCAGCTTGGCTGGCGCTGTTGCTGGTGACGTAACCGCCACTTGGACCCATCGCGGAAGATAGTTGATTATTGGGAACCACGGTTCCTGCGGTATCAGGTACAAATAATTCAGGGCCTTTTTCACCAACAATACTCACTTGGCCAACTTGAGGGCGACCGCCATCAGCAAAACCAGGAATACCGAGACCGCTCATTGCACCCTTAATGCCTGCCTGAATAAACATGCGGCCAATATCTTTCAATACACCAGCAGCAATCTCTTGTAATGTTTCACCTAAATCTTTGGCGCCAGTTACAGCCGCTTCAATGGTGGCGACCAGTGCATCTTCAAGTCCCTTTCCTAGCCGTTGTGCTGCAGCACCTAAAAGCTGTTCCATTTCTTGCATCTGTGTGACACGTTGTTCAAGTGCTTGATTACCTTTCACAAGTTCTTCAACAGTTGCACGCTCCAGTCCTGGCGTTTGACGCATTATTTCGTCAACTTGCTGCCGTAACCTAAATTCTTTTTCGGTGCCATTTAACTTGGCTTCAAGCAATCCACGCTCTTGTTCCAATGGACGCAAGGCATCCTCTCTTGCCTGCTGCAATGCTTGCTCTTTTAGGATCTGATCCGCCAATGTTTTGCCAATAACTTCTCCTGCTTGCATTTGCGCTAAGGTATTAGCTTGTGCTGTAGCCTCACCGCGCTGTCCAGGGGCAATGTTTTCAATCTGCTTTAATGCATCAAGGCGATTAAAATCAATCTGCAGCAATTCTTTTTCTAGGTTACTTTCAAGAAGTTTTAATTGAATTTGGCGTTCCTGCTGTAATAACAACGCCGCGCCTGCTTCCTGCTGTCTTTTTAATTCATTCGCAGCTTTGTCGCCTTTGCCTTTGCCTTTATCACTGCCACCGCTAGGCAAAGTAATTTTTGGCTTGGGTTTGGCTTCTGCTGGCGCAGCAAAACCAGGTCCGTAATATCCAGATGTCGGAGTAACTCCAACCTCTTGATACAGCAATCGAATTCTGTAATCACCTTGGGCCTGCTCTAATGCGCCACGCAAAGCATCAACCTTGCCTTGAGCAAAGACAGCTTCTCGACTTAAAGCTCCAAATTGAGCTTGAACTTCAAGCAGTTTGCCTTCTGCATTTGTTAATTCGTTTTGGAGTTGAATCATCTTTTGATTCACCTCATCAATTGGGGCAAAACCCATTACTTGATTTAAATTTTCTTGGGCCTGTGATACCTCCCAGAGTTTGACCCCGACAACTGCAATACCTGCAGCCAAGGCAATCCAAGGCCCAGCCGCCAATAACCCAGCCGCCGTAATGCCTCCCAATAATCCAGCCACCGCAGAAATTGCAGGCGCTAAAGCAACAAATGCTGCGGTCAAACCAATCGTTGCAGCGGTAAGTGTCTTGACTGGGCCTGGTAAGTTGCCAAATTCTCTCAACAGCTCAGTTGCGTTTTTGACAACTGGAATTAAGGCAGGTAGCAATTCACTGCCAATGGCATTGCTCAATTCTTGTGCTGCATTTTGAAATTCCTTAAATCGCTGCGCTGGTGATAACGCTAGCATCTCTGAAATTTTGTCTTTATTCAACTCAAAGCCCTTGGCTAGGGCGTTAATCATGATATCAGCGGTAATTTTCCCTTCAGACCCAAGTTTCTTTAGCTGGCCAACACTGACGTTCATTTCTTCTGATACCAGCCGCAGGATACCTGGCACTTGTTCGGCAATACTTCGGAACTCATCGCCTTGCAGAGTCCCTGATCCCAATGCTTGCGAAAGTTGAAGGAATGCGCTTGATGCCGCTTCAGCGGAAGTACCACTAGCAAGAGCCGTGGCATTAAAACCTTTGTAAATTGTCTCAATCTCATCCAAGCTAATACCTAGCGGACGCAAACGAGCATACACATCGGCGACACCCTGTGCAGCTTCTACCTGTGATTGCCCAAAAGTTGTGGCGCTTTTAGAAACAAATTGCTGTAGTTGTGCGGTTTCACCGTATTCCTTTGACAACTGCGAAAGCCGAAGTTGTAACTGCTCTGCTGCGGCAGCACCTTTTACCATGCCAGTGACTGCAGCCGTTGCGCCAATGCTTGCTAAAACGCCGCGCAATCCACTGAGCGATGTCAGTGATTTTTTTGCTGCATTGCCTAATTTGTCAACAGATCGACTTGCACTATCCGTGCCTTTACTGGCTTTACTGGCCGCATTTCCAATCGCGTTTGTGGATTTTGCAAGTTCACTTGCCGCTTTGCTTGCCGCTTGCGACTTTCGCTGAAAATCCTGCAGCTTGCCAGCAGCGCCGCTCGAATCTACATTGATTGCTACGTTGGCAACTGCAGACACCGGCCTACCTACGACGTTGCTTCATTCTAAGCTCTTGCTCTTCGTTGGACAGCTCAAAATAAGCCGACCACAGCAAGATCTCCTCTGACGTCATCTCTTGATTTAATTTGACAAGAGTGTAACCAAGCTCTTTAGCTACACCCATTTGGAGCCGCAACAGGTTATCCCGTTTTAGCTCCCGTTTCAGTTTTTTGGGTCTACCTCTTCTTCGGCATCTTCGCTAATTACAGCAAGCATCAATGCTTGCAGATCAGCGTCTCGCACTTCATTCTTCAGTTCAGCGATCTGCCCAGACTGGAACAGCCGCTGCCCGTTTTCGTCCATTGCCTTCTGCACAAGCAGTTGCAATGCAAAAGCGTTCAGGTCATCACCAGCAGGCTTTTGAGCACGTTCGCGCTCTGCCATTGTCAGCGGTGTACGGTAAAACTCAAACTGATCGCCATTGTTGAGGGTTACTGTTTTTTTGACTGGCTCAAGATTGGCGGCCTTCTTCAGTCGTTCCAGAGGAGAAGCCTTAATGGGAGAAGCGGGCATGAGCGGAAAATATCCGATTTGCTATTACTCTAGCAACAAAAAAGCCCCAGCTATTGCCGAGGCGGTATTGACTTGGCGTTAGCGTATCAAGCGCTGGTGCTGAAATCGAAGGTAGGAGCACCAGTAGGACGGAAGGTGATTTCGACCTGCTGAGCATCATCAGGGTTGATGTTCAGGCTGGCGGTCAGCAGCACTGCATCCATGCTGATGCTACGGCTAAGCGCTTCGGTGCCTTGCTTGTCGGTGTAGAGCTTGAAGGCACAACCGACTTGATTGCGCTGCAGTACATCCTCAACCATGCGGTTGGACAATGCGGCATCTTCATCGGTCACGTAGACCGTAGCGGTGCCGCTGCCATCAGCGAAGCCAGGGATGTAAGCACGGAATGGAGCGTACTGCGTACCGACTTGGCCAATGGTGGTCACGTCGATTTCAGACCGGCTAACTTCAAAGCTCCAGCTTTGCACTTGACCGACAGCAGCGTAGTCGGCATAGGCAACCTGGAACTCGTTAGGAGCGCTGGCTGTACCATCATCGGTGATGCTGATAGTAGAACCACCAAGAGTGCCAGACACTTGCAGCACGCCGGTGGAAGCGGTGTAGCTGATGACGTAGTAGGTGGTGCCTCCGGTAATACCAGCAGGCAGGGTGCCGGTGCCAGAACCACCAGTTTGAGAATTGACGACGCTGAATACCACAGGATCACCAACCTGAAGGTTCAGGTATGGTTGCACCGTGATTTCATCGCCAGCAACACTGACGTTAGACTCACCGAACGTGCCGGTGGTCCCTGCGGGCTTGTAGTAAAGAGCGCCGGACGTACCGGACAGAACGGTGACGGCCATGGGATTAGATCAAAGGAATGGCTAGCTCTAGTCTAAATACGCCTCGAAGGTTATGCTCAGCTGCGTCTGGAAATAGGCTGCTTCTGGTTCTGATGGGATGATGACGTTTGGCCCTGATGCAGCATCGAAGATGATGCTGGATACAGTTTGACGATCAAAGAGATCCTTGATGCGTTCTGAGATGGTGTAGTTTGCTGCAGCACCAACACCGACAGGCGTGAATGTATTGACCGTCAGCAATCCGTTCTGCTTGTTGAAGCCAGTGCTAGGACCGATGAGCGTGGCATAGCTGTTGTCGCCAAGCGTCAGCGATACCTGCAACCACGGTAGGTTGTTTGGTGGTGTGAACGGGACATTGGGATAGGCAACGGGATATGTCGGCGCAGATGCCATCTCTGTAGCAATACGGCCCTCGATAGCAGCGCGGATGTCGTTGTAGGTGCTAGTCATGATTCCCTCCCGATGCGACCAGCATTATTTTGAATGAATGTTTGCATGTCT